GTCGAGGGCGACAGTCACGGCACGTCACAGCTCGAGGGTCGCCGTCAGGTTTGGTTACGAATTCAGGGATTCAGGGATCTGGTGCAGAGCACCGAGGAACCGGCTGCCGAGGCCGAACAGTAATTACTAGGAGGAGTCATCATGTCCGAAGAAGTAGCAGCACCCGCAGCACCAGAAGTCGCACCAGGAGCGTCAGAAGCCGCACCACTGACCGCAGTGAGTACGGAGGCACCGGAAGCCCCAGCATGGACTGCGGGGCTTGCAGAGGACGCTCAGGGTTACGTCGAGAACAAGGGTTGGAAGGGTGCGGATCAGATGCTTGATTCGTACCGCAACCTCGAGAAGGCGATGGGCGCACCGGGTGATCAGGTGTTGCATCTGCCCAAGAATGCAGAGGATGCAGAGGCTTGGGGCAAGGTGTACTCGAAGCTAGGTAGACCAGAGGATGCGGCGGGTTACGAACTCAACGGTCCAGAGGTTCCCGAGGGTAGTCTTGACCTCACTCCAGACCTTGCAAGCTGGGCACATGAGGCGGGTTTGTCGAAGACTCAGGCTCAGAGCATCTATGAAAAGTACAACGGGCGGATGGAGCAGGCCGTGCAGGAGCATGAGAATCAGCGCATGGAGCAGGCTAGTGCCGAAGAGGCAGCTCTGCGGAAGGACTGGGGCGGTGCCTGGGAGGAGAACATTGCCGCCGGCAGCCGGTTCAGGCAGAAGTTTGGAATCAACGATGCCACGATGAACAAGCTGGAGAATGCACTGGGTGTGCGCGGTGTACTCGAGCTGGCGGCAGAGATTGGGCGAGGACTGGGCGAGCATCAGGGAATGCCCAGCGGCGAGGACTCAGGCGCAGGCAGTCAGTTTGGCATGACTCCGGCAGCCGCAAAGGCCAAGATCGCGGACTTGTTTCTAGACGATAAGTTCAAATCGGACTATCTCGTGAAGGGTTTGCCCGAAGCAAAGGCCCGAATGACTCGATTGCACGCACTCGCGCATCCAGAGGTTGCAACTGAGTAACTTCTGTGACAAGGGAGTAACTGTACTACCGCAAGACCATTGAACCACGGCCCCGGCATGGCAACCGGGCAAGCCTTCCAGCCAACGAAATGGCCCCGAGGTGGCACTCGGGCAAGCCCTGGAAGCCGTGTGTATTTCAATGATGGCCCCGCCAATGGGCGGATAAGCCTCGCAAGGCGCAACTGCGCCAGAGGACTATCCCAATGTCAGATCAAATCTCAACTGCCTTTGTGCAGCAATACAATACGAACGTCGCCCACCTGCTTCAGCAGAAGGGTTCCAAACTCCGCGACAGTGTTATGACGAGTTCAGCCACCGGCAAAGCAGCAAAGGCTGTGGAGCAAGTGGGTGCAGTCAACGCAGTCAAGCGGACCACGCGGCACTCGGATACGCCGCTGATTTCCACTCCTCACGATGCACGCTGGGTCTTCCCGGTGGACTACGAGTGGGCGGATCTCATCGACGATCAGGACAAGGTGCGGATGCTCATTGATCCGCAGTCACCGTATGCCGTCAACGGGGCGTATGCCCTGGGCCGCGCCATTGATGACGAAATCCTTGGATCGTTCTTTGCCACGAGCAAGACCGGCGAGAACGGCACCACGGACGAAGCCTTTTCGACTGATCAAGATGTGGCGATTGACGGGACGACCGCCCTGACCATCGCTCAACTGTTGGAAGGGAAGCGGCTGCTCATGCAAAACGAGGTCGATCTCGATAACGACCAGATTTTCATGGCAGTCACCGCAGCGCAGCATGAAGACCTCCTGGGCATGACACAGATCCAGACCATTGATTCCAATGCCACCAAGGTGTTGGTTGACGGTCGGGTGCGTTCATTCCTCGGAATCAACTTCATCACGACGGAGCGCATTCCCGGCTCTGCCGATCCTTATCCTCTCCCGATGTGGGCGAAGAGCGGGATGCACTTGTGCGTCTGGAACGACATCACCACCAAGATCAGTGAGCGCGAAGACAAGAGCTACGCGACTCAGGTTTATTGCAAGGCAACAGTCGGAGCGACTCGTATCGAGTCTGGCAAGGTTGTGCGGATTTACGCCGCGACCAACTAAGACCCATGATGTGAAGGGACCGGGGCGGAGTCGTGCCGGTCCCTAAGCGTCACTGTTAGACAGAAGGAATCAAAATCATGGCAACGTATTACTCGAATCACTACAGCACGAACGGTTTGCAGGCAGACTCATACGATTCACAGGTCCGCGTGAGTGCGGGCATTGGTCATGGTCGCCTTCGGTACAAGCGCGCCCAATCAACCCCGACAAGCGCGGGAACGGGTGACCAAATCCGCATGATGACGTTCAAGTCCGCAGACCGACTTATCGAGATGTGGATTGGAACCGATGGCAATGCGACTGGCGGCACGATTGACCTGGGGATGTTTCTCAGCGGAGACAACCACGATGGCGCTTCTCTGGGGGCCAATAACGACAACTCCTTCATGGATAACGCAGCGTTGACCACGATTGCCGTCCGCACCAATGCGTTTGGCGAAACGGGTGCTTCGGCAATCTCGGTGGCAACGGAGAACAGCGTTCGCGGCTTGACCATGTGGGAAATCGCGAACTTTGGGGACGGGGCATACACCGTGGACCCGATGACTGAGTTCGACATTGTGATCACGCCAACGGTTGCCTTCGATGCAGCCAACATCGTGACCCTCGAGGCGTACTACACCAGCGGCGATTGAGTTCTAAGGGAGCCAGTAACGAATGCCCAGTGCAACGGACATTTGCAATAGGGCGCTAAGTCGTGTTGGCGAAGCGCGGATTACTTCACTCACGGATGACTCTAAGCAGGCTCGCGCCTGTAGTAGTGCGTATGCACACATTCGTGACGAGGTATTCCGCGCTCACCCCTGGAACTCGGTCATCACCCGCGCCAAGTTGGCAAAGCTCGCCGATGCGCCACCATTTGGGTATGACGCGCATTACCAACTGCCGGCGGATTGTCTGCGTGTCGTTGAGGTGTATGACACATCTCTGCCGTGGGTTATCGAGGGCAGGAAACTGCTTTCAGACGAAGGCTCGCCGGTTTCCATGCGATATGTGCGGCGTGAAGAAGATCCCAATCAATGGGACTCTTTGCTTCAAAGCACCGTTGCGGCACGTCTGGCGATGGAGCTGTGCGAGGAGCTTACGCAGAGCAACACCAAGCGGCAGATTGCAACCCAGGAATATCAGGGGTTGATGAGCTTGGCTCGGAAGGCAGACGGGCAAGAGTCTTCGCCCATGCCGTTCGAGGAGGATTCTTGGATCAACGCGAGGTATTGAGAGATGGCAAAAGCCTCGACCATCCAATCATCATTCAACGCGGGCGAGCTTAGTCCCACACTCGACGGTCGCGTTGACTTGGCGAAGTATAAGTACGGCTGTGCGAAGATGGAGAATTTCTACCCACTCGTTCAGGGTGGAGCGCGTAAGCGCAGCGGCACTCGGTTTGTAAACGAGGTCAGGGACTCTGCGGATGTAACCCGCCTGATCCCGTTTGAGTTCAACACCACCCAGGCGTACATCCTCGAGTTTAGCAACTTTTACATGCGGGTGTACAAGGACGGCGGGCAAGTGCTCGACTCCTCGTCTGCGATTTACGAGATTGCGACCCCGTACCCCTCGTCAACCTTGGACGCGATTCAATACGCGCAGTCTGCGGATGTGTTGTACCTCGCCCATCCAGACTGGAACCCACGCAAGTTAATCCGCACGGCGCACGATGCTTGGACGCTTTCGATCATTGCGTTTAATCATGTGCCGTTTGAGCCGACGAACTTAGACGTTGCGGTTAAGATTAGATGCTCGCATACAACCGGCGAGGGCCGCACGCTTACCAGCGCATCGGCAGACGAAACCTGCGTCACCACGATCGCAGTCACCACGGTAACGATGGACTCGACCGCCGACATCCATGCCGGGATGGCAGTCAGTGGCAGCGGCATACCCACATCCACAACGGTTGCCTCGGTCACGAACTC